ATTCTATTATTATTTCTAATACCCAATGGTTTATCAATCAAATACATATTATTTTCAATGTTCATTTGTAAAATATCTTCATAGCCATATTCATTTTTTTCTATTGCATCAGGGTTTATGTCTTCAGGGTTAATACCTTGAATATTTGTGATATAATTAAATAAGTTGTTGTAATCAATTTGACTAGTTTCTTTTGTTAAATCACTATAAACAATTTGACTGGTAAGCATTTCGGTTGTTTTGTAGTAAAGATACAACTCTTCGTAAGCGACATCAACATCCATTGCAGTAATTATTTTATATTTAATAACTTTAATTGTATCATCAACGTTTAAAAAATAATTAATGAATTTTACAGGTATATTATTTTCATTTATGTATATTAATTCTTGTTTATTGAATAGATTTTCAATACCGGTTTCATTAAAGTTAGTTTCATAATTTGCATAGTCATATCCTGCAAAGACGTATATCTGTTGTATTTTATCATCTTTCATATTACAAACCTTGTATATTTGTGACATATATATAAAGAGGTCATATTATTTATAAATAAATATGAACTTTAATATTATAGTAGCAGTAGATACGAATAATGGAATAGGATTAAACAATACTATTCCGTGGTATGAACCGGAGGATCTGAAACATTTTGCTAAATTAACTAAAGGAAATGGTAAAAATGCCGTTATCATGGGTAAAAATACATGGAATAGTTTACCGCAAAGGTGGTTACATAATCGTTTTAATATAATAATAAGTAGAAATTTAGATATATCAGGGACCAACTTTCAATCGTTCAAAGACCCAAAAAAAGCTATAGAATATTGTATAAAAAAAGAATATGAAACGGTTTGGATAATGGGTGGTGGAGAAATATACAATTATTTTATAAATAATAATCTGGTTGATAACATTTACATAAGTAAATTAGATAAATGTTACAATTGTGATGTATTTTTTCCTGAAATACCGGATACTATGGCTTTGAATTCAAGAGAAAATTTGACTAATACTATTAAACTGGAGGTTTATTCATCAAATAATGGATCATTGATGAATAACCCGTTATTGATAAATGATGGTTTATTCATCAAATAATGGACTATTGGTAATTGGGTCACCACAATAAACTTCGTTGTCCACACTATAATCTACAGGTGTATATACTTTAATTTCAACAGCATTTTCTAATAGAAATTTCATATTAGCCCAAAATTCGGGTTTATGACCTATGGATTCGGTCATTACGTGTGCCAATTCATGAATAGAAACAAATACAAGTGTATTTAGATCGATTAATTTCTTATCATGATTACTTTTTTTATTTAGACAGAAAGCTATTTTTTCGCCTTTATTTTCGCTGTAAGCGGTATGCTCGCTAGTTGGTAGTGTTTCAGATATTCTTTCTGCATTAAAACCTTTAACTAAACGTATAACGCGTTCATCATCTGGATATTTTTTGCCAACATAATTAACTAATTTTTTCATTATTTCAACCGCGCTAGCCAATAAGTTTGCTGCATCATCAATATTATTACGATCGCGTACACAATACCGCTTCCCATTCTTATCTGCAATGATACATTTTAAATTAGCCCAGTCACTGTTCATGTATCTATATGAAACATATACTATTATCATTATCATTACAAGTTGTGACGTATTTATTTTAATATTCATTGTTATATATAACTAACATTTTTTTATATATTCCTCAAGTAGTTTGAGGTCGCATGTTTTATAATCATTTTTAAAATCTTTTAGTTTTATAAACTTTGGTTTATTCATTGAAGCGGTTTTATAATATAAATATGGACCATATTTACCATTTCTTATGGAAGAATCATTATTAATTTCTCTGATGATATTTTCATTAGTTTTTTCAATGATTTGTATAGCATCATCAATCGTAAAGTTTTCTTCATCTATCTTAGATTGAATAGATTTTTTATTCTCTCCCCACGTTAAATAAAGTCCAAATTTACCTTTTTTGAGAAATACGTCTACATCTTTATATTTTCCTATAGACTCAGTTTTAACGCATCGTTCAATAATATCCTCGAGTATAATAGTTCCTTTTTTTAAGTTCTCTATATCAATATCTTTTTTAACATTTTTAAATGTAACATTGCTGCCAATGGTACATTTAATAACAGGTCCATTTTTTCCTATTATAAATGTGTGGAATTCATCAATTGGAATAGATAACTTATTTTTTTTTGGAATAGTTTCAATTGTTTTGATTAGTTCTTTATAGCATTTGTCACACGATTCGTGCCATATTTTATTACCTTTAGCTATTATATCCAATTCATCTTCCATATTTTTTGTGTAATCATAATTGAATATTTGATGAAAATGACTTATTAAAAACTCTATAACCATATGTCCTATTGGCTGTATTACAAGACGATTTTTTTCATTACCAAATTCTTTTTCATGTGAAATCTCTTCAATTGTATCATCATTTAACTCAAAATCTAAACAGGTTATTTTTTTTCCTTTAACGTCTTGTTTTTTTACGTATTCGCGTTCCAATATTCTTTCTAACAAAGTAGCAAAGGTTGACGGTCTACCTATGCCTTTTTCTTCTAGTATTTGTATAAGTTTAGCTTCATTATAATGTGATTTAAGATCTTTCATTGTTACTTTTGATGTAATTTTGTTGTAATTGACTATTGTGTTATTTTTAAGAGAAATCATGTAAGCATATACACTATTTTCTTTTTCGTATCCTGCGACAATTTTCCATCCTGGGAAAATTACTAGTTCTTCGGTGTTTTTATATAAATGTTCTTCGGGTGTTGTGATGGTAGCTGTTACAGAATTGTATTTAGCTGGTTCCATACAACTTTCCAACGTGTTTTTCCAAATTAATTTATATAATTTTTTATCACGTGATTCCATTGTATCGGGAGCATTAACAATTTCTATGTTTGTGGGACGTATGGCTTCGTGTGCTTCTTGTGCTTCAACGGTTTCGGGTTCTTTTTTTTTAGATTTTTTGGGTTTTTTTTCGGAACGTTCGCTTAATTTATTAACATTTTTATTTAAATATTCTTCACCGTAGTTGTTTTGTATATAGTTTTTAGTTTTATCTATAAATTCCTGTGAATATGTTTTACTGTCAGTTCGCATATAAGTAATTAACCCAGCTTCATAAAGTTTTTGACATATTTGCATAGTTATTTTAGGTGTAATATTTAGATTGCTACTTGCACTTTGCTGTAAAGAACTTGTAGTAAAAGGTGTTGGTGGATTTTTGGTTGTAATTTTAGGATTTAAACAATTATATATATGGTCGTGATTAACGCTTTCTTCTAAGAATTTTTCCACAATACATTCATTATCATAACAATAATTAAGAGTAAATTGAATATTTATTTTAGTAAAATATCCGGTGGTATTATATACTTTTTTTCCGGGAGACGCATCAATATCTTTTTGATTATCGTACACCAGTCTCAATGCGGGTGTTTGACACCGACCGGCACTTAATCCGGTTTTTGAATTCCTGGCAATATTCTCCCATAAAATAGGACTAATAGTATAACCAACAAGCAAATCTAGAATTTGTCTTGTTTGCTGAGCATTTACTAAATTAATATTAATTGTTCCGCAATTATTAATTGCATTTTGTATAGCAGTTTTAGTTATTTCATGAAATATAATACGTTTAGTAGTCTCTACTGGAAGACTAAACAATTTACATATATGCCATGCTATACCTTCACCCTCACGATCATCGTCCGTTGCAAGAATAACCTCGCTTGCTTTTTTAATTTCTGCATTCATTATAGAAATATGTGCTTGTTTTTCTTTTAAAACCGAAAATGTAGGATTATAATTATCGTCAACATCTATACATTTCAATCCATTTTCAGTGGCAAGATTACGAATATGTCCGTAACTTGCTATGCATTTATATCCTGAACCTAGATAGCCTTCTATTTTTTTACATTTAGCAGGTGATTCTACGATAACAAGCTTATAAGACATACTTATTAATAAACCACAAATATTTATATTTATTCAATTATTTAATTAATTGAAACGAATTTATTATATTGAATATAGTTTAAAACGATGGAAGATTGGGGTCAATTTGTATTAATTGATGTTTCTAGAAAAAATTATTCTTATACAAGATTGAATGAAATATATAAAATAACTCAAATCAATGAAATAAACGAAACTGAACGAACCTGTGAAACCGGTGAAACCTGTGAAACCTGTGAAACCTGTGAAACCTGTGAAACCTATGAAATTGATAAAATGAATGAATTTAATGAAAACAAAACAAGAGGTTTATCATATATCATAAAAAAAATTATATTTTCAATATTCTATTTGAGTCTAAAAATAACATACTGTTATATATATAATGAAACGGGACTTGTTATTGATGGGAATCGTAGGGTTTTTAGTAGCAGATACCTACTATGATGGTAAATATTCTAAAAAGTTTAAATCTTATAAAAAGTATTATAAAATAAGTGTAATACTTTTTTTTGGATTATCAATGTATTTATTTACGAAAAAACATCCAGAACAAAGTTATAGTACGGTTTCGCATATGAATGGTATGATAAAACATCTACCAATAAATAAAGATTCTGCGGATATGTTAACTCCGTTATTATCGATGGTTGACAAAGAGAAAGTGATGTCTAACGTAACTACTACTACACCGCAATTTAAACGTATGCAAAATTCTGGAACTACGAATACTAATACGAGAAGTGTTAGTGGAACAAAGAAAAAATATATAGCGGCACAACAAAATTGGAAATGCAAACATTGTGATGCACAGTTAGATGCGTGGTATGAGGTAGATCATATTATAAGATTAGATAGGGGTGGTTCTAATCATGTTACAAATTTGGTAGCTTTATGTAGAAATTGTCATGGTAAAAAAACTACATTAGAAACATTATAATTTATAAATCTTACAATAATATAATAATGGGACTTTTAAATATAATATCTTTTGTAGGAGTCTTAACTATATTATATGCATTGGTGGTTTCAGGTTCATTTTTCTTTATGAGTTCATTTTTCTTTATGATAGTTTGTATAGCATTAATCGGTTTTTATATATTTAAAAAAAATTTTAAAAATATTATAGTTAAGACATGTATATTCATATCTTATGTTATATCTGGTGTTTTATTTTACAATATTGATAAAACTGATACAATAGTGAAAGGTAATAATAAAACCATATTATCTTATTATATTTGGACGATAGGGTTTTTAGGAACGCTATTACTAACGATTTATCCAAGTAAAGATTTTAAAGAAGGTAAAGATATATATGTAAAAACTGTATCAATAGTCACGATGATAATATCTATTATAGGTTTTTTATATGTTTTTACTGACTGGATATCGACATTACCGATGTATATTAACGCAGTAAATGCATATAATGAAAATGCGAAACCTATTTTGGATAAAATA